ACCATTTGTAAAGGGAAAAACATTTGAATACAACGTTGTTATGCGTAAGCTAACATGTTACGCCCGGAAGTCAAGAAAGGAGGCTGCCAATGATTGAGCTAATGAAAGCCCTGACCATACACCAGCCCTATGCCTCCCTGCTAGCCTGTGGAGCGAAAAAATACGAAACACGGTCATGGGCTACGAATTACCGGGGGCCGATTGCGATACATGCGGGACTAATTAGCGTACCACTCATTCTTAAACGATTTTTTCCTCTTGGAGAATGGGATTATTCGCCGGATTATAAGGCAAAGCGAGAGTTTTTAGATGCGGTCGGGAAAGCCTTTGAAGATTATGCACCAATAGAGTATATGAGCAATTATTTGCTATATCTACCGCGCGGCGCCGTCATCGCAACGGCGGAGCTTGTGGGGTGCCGGCCGATAGAAATTATTCACGATACTGGAACGCCGGTCATTGTCCGGGAGGGTGGTAAGGCAATCCCTATATATGATAACGAGCAACTATTCGGTGACTGGACAACGGGCCGATACGCTTGGGAATTCGCCAATATGATAATGCTGCCGGAGCCGATACCGGCGCGAGGACAGCAGGGATTATGGAATTGGGAGGGCGTTGCATGAATTTATTAGTCCACCGGGACAGAGAAGCGCAGGAGATTGTACGCGTATATCAAGTATCTGATGACATAATGAACAAAGGAACAATAGGAACCAGGATCCATGAATATAATAATTCCGGCCATAAAGACAATGTGTACTTGCATACGATCGATAACGATAGCCTGGAAGCGTTCTTGTTTAAGCATAGAGAGGCAAATGTTCGGAATTTCCGAGAACAATTAAAAAATATCCAATACGGCATAGATAGCCTGTCAGGCGATATACGCTGGTTGGATAGATTATGCGAGGAGGCCGCCAATGAGCAGAATCAGTGAAATCGAAGCCCGGCGGGATATAGCAATTGGAATTTTGGAACGGGCAAGCGAAAAATATTTGCCACATTCAGACTGCATTAAAATAGCCGATTCGGTAAACGATGTCCCTGGTTTAATGGACGAGATTGCCGCCAAGGATACGGAGATTGAACGGCTGAACACTTGGGTAAATGATTTACAATCAGGCATGTACGTTAATTGCGTTTATTGCGGGCATAGATATGGACCTGAAAATAATACGCCCGCTAGCATGGCTGATATCTTAAAGGCGCATGTGGAACAGTGCCCAAAACATCCAATGTCTGCGCTAAGGGTGGAACTCGCTGCCAAGGATGCGGAGATAACCAAATCGACGGCTTATATGGACACATTAGAGCATGTCATAAAAAATAACTGTGCTTGTTCCTATTGTGCGAATCTAAAAACAGGCCGGCAGTATCTGCATGAGCCGTGTGTGTCTTGTGAAGGGCAATCCAACTGGAAATTCGCCGAAGCCGAGGCTGCATTGGAGGGAGGCGCGATCCATGCTTAAAATCATGCAATTCACCGCCCCATGGTGCCAAGCCTGCCACCAGATGGATACGGTGCTGGCCGGGCTCCCGGGCTTACAGAAAATCGACCTGGAGCAGCAGCCTGAGGCCGGCGCACAGTATGACATCAAGAGTCTGCCTACTGTAATCATAGCTGAAGGCGCTGAAATATTATGGCGGCGGTCGGGATTGTTTCCAAGAACTGAAATTGATGAGGCATTAAAGACGTATTCGAGGAGGTAGAGCTTGAAGCGGTACATAAGGACTACAGCGAGAGACCAACATAAACAGATTGACGAAGAGTACAAAAAGTTGGCCCGGCAGTATCGCCGGTCAGCCGCACTTATCCTAAGAAAAATTAAGGAATTGGAGTCCTTATGTACTAAAGTTCCTGTCTGCAAACAATCCGTGCTGTCCGAGGAATTAACGTTGCTTCGGTCTATGTACCGGTCTACTCATGACATAGGACGGGAAGCTGAGCACTACTATGAGATAGGATGGTGGCGCAGTGAAGTTTATACCGTTAACTCCAGATAATGAGGACGCAATTATGAACGAATACTTAAAACGGAATATGGCTGGCAATACCAATAGTAAAGAGATCAAAATGTTTAAGCGTTATTTGCGGCAAGGCTTGCAGTTGTTAACTCCAAGACAGCGACAGATCGTAAAGATGTACTATCAAGACAATAAAAACGGTGTGCAGATAGCCAAAGAGCTAGGCATATCCCAGCAATCTGTATCTAAAGCATTAAACGCCGCAATCAGAAACTTAAACCGAAATATTACAATTGCATTACACTTTTTAAAATAACAACCAATAGCGGTTGTACCTTGGATATTTGTAAGCTATATATGAGAGGCTTTTTTATCGGAGAGATATGATGAACAATAATTGCTTCTCCAAAAGTGAAATACAATCTAATCAGCGCAAGGGGTGGAGTGGATGAGGGGCGCTGATTATCCTCCTTAATGTCCCGGATTGTCTGCTATGCAGACAGCCGGGACATTAAAAAAACGAGAACTAAAATAAACCGGAGCTCAAGGCTCTTTTTTTGATTCATAGAAAACGAGGTGGTGATAGTGAATACCGTAGAACCTATTAAAGATATGAACAAAGTCCTGGACATAGCTGATTATTTAAAGTCGCGAAAGTCGCAATATGCCCAACGAGATTATATGCTATGGATGTCTGGTATATATCTGGGTATACGCATATCGGATTTACTAAAGCTCAAAGCCCGCGACATAAGAGACAAAGACACAATTTATATCAGAGAAATAAAGACGGGCAAAGAAAACTATATTGAGATTCCCACCGAATTCAAAACTGAGCTCCAAAGCTATGTCAGGAATAAGAAAGATTATGAATTCTTATTTCAATCCCGTGAAACAGAAAAGAAAAAAGACAATCACGGAAAACTGATTAGTCTTGATAAGCCTTTAAGCCGTCAGCAAGCCTATCGGATAATTAGGAATGCTGCCCAGCGTTTTGGTATTGAACGAACTGGCACACATACGATGAGAAAGACTTTCGGATATTTTCTTTACCAACGCACGAAAGATATCGTGCTGGTGAAAGAGATACTGAATCACTCGGATATATCTGTAACTCGTCGGTACATAGGGCTTACGCAGGACATGAAGGCTGGCGCAGTTAAAGCCATGTCATATAGGAGGAAATAGGAACGTAAATAACGTTTCTATTAACAGTGTTACACAATAAAGAATTGACCGCTGACCGTATCAATTATGAGGGTATAATTAGGTAGGAAGAGAATCACGGGAATGTCACACAATTACAAGATATGTTGCACTGAAACTAGGTTTCCGCAGAGGGATTTGCGCCGCGGGTCCTCCTGGGAGATTTTTTACGATGCGGGTTCGATGAGCGCAGAATTTCTCTAGTTTGTGATAAAAAAATATGGAGGTTGCCGTTTCCGATGGGAGGTGGATAGATTGGGAAGCCAGAATAAGGATGGTATCGAAAGCTTGACGGTGGCCAGCTCGTTGCTGGAGAAGATGTTGTCTGTGTCGGATAGGCGGATACGCCAGCTGGCGGACGAGGGTATATTGGTTAGGGTAACGAAGGGCAAATATGACCTTGTGAACAGCCTGAGAAATTATATTCGATACTTGAAGCTGTCCCATGAGGCCGAAAAGGCTGCCGGTGATATGACTCTTGATTACGATTTGGAGCATGCAAAGAATGAGCGGGTCAAGCGGATGCAGAACGAGCTGAAGCTTAAGCTTATGAAGGGTGAGCTTCACAAGGCGGCACAGATAGAGATGGTTGTATCCGATATGCTGGTAACCTTTAGGAATCGGATGATGGTTATGCCGGATAAGCTGACGCCGATGCTGCTGAACCAAGGGGAAACAGGCTTTGTAAAGCGGCTGCTGGAGAAGGAAATATACGAAGCCCTAAATGCGCTGAAAAATTATAACGCAGAGGATTATTATGATGACAGCTTTGTAGATTGCTTTGTTGACGATCTTGAGATGGACGGGGATGAGGATGCTTAAGGTGGACCGGCATACGGGAGCATTGTTCCGGGAGCTGTTGCAGTTGATTGCGCCCAGGGAAATGCTGACGGTGAGTGAATGGACTGAGGAAAATCGGGTGTTGTTTTCTGATACCAGTTCTATGCCGGGGAAGTGGGATCTAACATGGGCGCCGTATCAAAAGGATATGATGGACGCGGTAAGCGACCCTGACGTTGAAGAGGTCGTTTTTATGACATCGGCCCAGATTGGGAAGACCGAAATACTGCTGAATATACTGGGATACTACATAGATTACGAGCCGTCGCCTATGATATACATGCTGCCGACTACCCTGCTGGCAGAGGCTTACAGCAAGGACCGGATAGGCCCTATGATTATGAATACTCCTGTATTGAGAGTGCGGGTCAGGGAAGCGAAAAGCCGTGACAGCAACAATACCATAAGGCATAAGAAATTTGTCGGGGGGCAGCTGTCCATTATCGGGGCCAACTCGGCAGCGGAGCTCTCCGGTCGACCGGTTAGGATTGTTCTTTGTGACGAGGTAGACAGGTTTCCAGCCAGCGCGGGCAAGGAAGGAGATCCCTTTGAACTTGTGAAAAAGAGGACGGCCACCTTTCGCAACCGGAAAATTATCGCGGTGTCTACACCTACGGTAAAGGGAGCCTCTAAAATTGAGGACCTGTATAATAAGAGCACTATGGAGCAGTGGATGGTACCCTGTCCTCGCTGCGGGCATATGCAGATTATTGAGTTTCCGAGGCTGAAATTCCCGAAGGAGCCCGGAGAGAAGCCTACTATGCGATGTGAATTTTGTGAGGAGCATTTTACGGAGCGTGATTGGAAAAACCAGTTTGTCTATGGTGAGTGGAGAGGCCGGCAACAAAGCAAGAGCCGGGGGTTTCATATTAACGAGCTGTGTTCGCCCTGGCGGAGTTGGGATGATGTGATTGAAGACTTCAAGGAGGCCCGGAAGAAGGGTGAGGAGGTTTTCAAGGTATGGATAAATACGTCTCTTGGAGAAACCTGGGAGGAACGGGGGGACAGCGCCGACGAGGATAGCTTGAACAAGCGCCGGGAGGTATACGGGGCCCCGCTGCCGAAGGGTGTTTTACTGCTAACTGCGGGAATCGACGTGCAGGACGACAGATTTGAAATTGAGGTTGTGGGCTGGAACCGGGATTATGAAAGCTGGGGCATTGAGTATAAAAAGATATTCGGGGATTTGGATAAGCCGGAGGTTTGGAAGCGGTTGGATGAATACATTGACGGCGCTTTTCAATTTGAGGATGGGACCAGGCTGAATATCGCCATTGCCTGCATAGACTCAGGCGGTCATTTTACCACGGAGGTATACAAGTTTTGCAAGAAACTAAGGCGGCGGAACATTTATGCCATAAAGGGACGGGGCGGCGACGGGCTGCCTTTTTTGTATTCCGTCTCTAAAAATAACAGCGAGAAGGTGGCCCTTTATATCCTGGGGGTTGACGCGGGGAAAGAATCCCTTTTGAGCCGTCTGAAGACCGCGGAGCCGGGGCCGGGTTTTTGCCACTTCCCTAAGGAGACCGACAGGGGGTATGATTTTACTTATTTTCAGGGGCTGACAGGAGAGTACAGGGTTCCCAAAATGGTTAAGGGCGTGCCAAAGCTTGTATGGGTTAAGAAGCAGGGGGTACGGAATGAGCCTTTGGATATTCGGAATTATGCCACGGCGGCGCTGGAAATTATATCGCCGGTGAACTGGGGCGCTTTGGAGGGCAAGCTGGCAAAGGGTATCAACTACTTGGAGAAGGCGCCGGCCAAGAGGAAAACCGGAGTTGTGAATAAGGGCGTACAGATATAAGGAGGGATAGACGTGATCGGAAACAGGCTGAAACAGGTGCAGGACAGGTTGAAGCTTTATTATGAGGCTGAAATAGCGGTTTTGACCAGCCAGTCGTATACCATCGGGAAGCAGACGCTGACCAGGGCGAACCTAAAAGAGATCCGGTCGGCTATCGCGGAGCTGGAGTCGTTAGAGAAATCGCTATCGTTAAGTAACGGGAAACGAGTGTGCCGGCGAGTGATACCCAGGGATTTATGATTGAGGAGGGTGTTATGATAGATTTTTTTGAAAGATGTATTGAGGCCGTTTCACCAGATTTAGCCCTGAAACGGCTGGAAACACGAAGGAAAATACAGGTGGGGAGAACCCTGGGGTATTATAACTCAGGGTACTCGGAGGGCGGGGGAAGCCGGAAAAGGAACGCGCTGAAGGGCTTCGAGGGCGAAAGCAGGAGCCCTTTTGACGATATTGACCGTAATTTGCACGTTATCAGGCAGAGGTCGAGGCTGTTATATATGACGGCACCCATCGCGGCGGCGGCCATTAAGACCAACCGCACCAACGTAATTGGCCAGGGCTTGAAGGTAAAGAGCCGGATTGATTTTAAATACCTGGGATTAACCCAGGCGGCGGCGGATTTGTGGGAGCAGAACGCGGAGAGGGAATTTAACCTATGGGCGGAATCTAAAGTCTGTGATATCAAGGGGTTGGATAATTTTTATGAGCTTCAGCAGATTGCCATGATGGGCTGGCTGCTTAACGGGGACAGCTTTGCTCTGATAAGCTCCGGAAAAAATACTCCTTA